TTCAGCCGACTTAAGTAACGGTGTTCCGCTTAACAGCATCGGTAACATTGGTGAGTATGCAGTAAATGCAATTCCAACTTACTCGTTCCCGTCAGCGGCATCTGCTGGTCAATTCTTCTACAAGTCACCCAGTAACAATTGGGTAAGAATCGGAAGCGATGACTGGTTGGCTTCGTGGCCAACTGTACAGGGTTCTAATTCAAATCCTACTCTAACTGCCGGTAATACCTTAACTATCGCTGTAGGTGAGTCTACTGATGTAATCGCTAATATCACTGTTGGTTCAGGCGAAGGGGTCAATAATATCTCGAACGCAATTAACGCTTTGGGCTGGACTTATCTGTCTTCGTCTGTAGTGGGCGGAAAATTAACAATATATTCAAAGCAAACCGGACAACTATACAGCGATGCATCTGATCCTGAAATTATTATTTCTGGTACAGGCACTATTCTTGCTAATTTAGGTATCACTGCTGGTACATATTATCAACCAAAACTAGCATACGGTACTTCTGCACAGCAGCCACTATGGCAAGCAAGTCAAACAGTACCTCATCCTACTGGTTCAGTTTGGATTAAGGTTGGTGCAGCTGGCAACGGTCTAAATGTATCAATCAGTGAATATGATAGTGTTATCGAAAGCTTTGTTGCTAAGACTGTAAATTACGGCACTAGCGATTGGGAAATGATTTACACTCTAGATTCAACTGGTGGTAAGAACATTCCTGCAGGAACAGTTTATGCACAGTATGACTATTGCTCACTACCCGCAAGCAATGTTGGATATAACTTAGGTCCTATCTATTATTGGGAAAGAATTGCAACCGGTGCTACTATTGTAGTCGGTGAAAATACTGATCCTCAGTTTAACTCAACTACCTTAGGAGCATCAGGACCTTATGATCTGTTTGTTCAGGTATCTGTTCCAGGATCACAGAATATCAGCAATCCTTATACTATCTCTGTTCCTAACAACGCAGACGCTACAGACTTTGTAACTGCATGGTCAGCAGCTGGTATCCCTAACACTACTGCAAGTGTTGGAACTTCAGGGGCAATCGTAATAACTCACACTGAGGGCGGTGTAATTCAATTGAACGATCACTTGGGAGATGGATTCTCAAATGGCGTCATTGCTGAAATCGGCTTAGTTCCCGGTACCACTATCGGAGTTAAAGAAGGAACTTTCTCTGCAAGAACTTTCACTCCTGCTACATCATCAAGTCCTGGTACAGGATGCGTGATCTCGGTAACTAATAATTACCAAACATACTGGATTGATTCAGGCAATATCAATACCGCAGGTAGTGGTTACTCTCTAGGTGATATTCTCACTATTGACGGTGCAGATTTAGGTGGCGAGTCCGGAACCAATGACTTATCAGTTATCGTTACTGAAGTTAACGGAAGCGGCGGCGTAACCGGTGTCACTTACATTTCGGGTGAAGGCGCTGCTACTTATAGAACAATTCTTTCTAACTGGGTAGAGTTTGAAATGACCGCTAATGAGGGTGCACCTAATACTGCTCCTACTAACGGTACAAACTGGTTCTATTCAGTTGTTGATGAAGTTGATATTTTGGTTAATACATCAACCGGTTGGAAAGGATACAAGAATGTCAACTACGATAGCAATGGCTTCCCTCTTCCAAGCGGATCAAACACAACTGATCCTAATGGACCAATCGTAAGCGCAAGCGAACCAACTACACAAAGCGACGGCACTGCACTCGCATACGGTGACATTTGGATTGATACTAGTGATCTAGAAAATTATCCAATTATCAATCGTTGGCAGTCAGTAAATGCCGAAAATGTTTGGGTAAGAATTGATAATGCTGACCAAACTAGTTCGTCAGGTGTTGTATTTGCCGATGCTCGTTGGGCAACAAACGGAAATACAAATCCAGTAGATGATCCGATCCCAAGCATTGTATCGTTACTTACAAGTAACTACTTAGATTTAGACGCACCTGATGATGCTCTATATCCAGTAGGTATGTTGTTGTTCAATACTCGTCGCTCAGGCTACAATGTTAAGCAATTTGCAGTTAACTACTTTAATTCAACTAGTTTCCCTGATCAATCATTGCCTACACAAAAAAATGCATGGGTAACTGCTAGTGGATTGCAATCTAATGGTTCACCTTACATGGGTCGTAAAGCTCAGCGTAACATGGTAGTTCAATCATTGCGTGCTGCAATTGATAGTAATACCGCAATTCGTGATGAAGATAACTTCTTCAATCTAATTGCTACTCCAAACTATCCTGAACTACAAGCAAATATGATTGTCCTTAATGCTGATCGTGGCGAAACAGGCTTCATCATTGGTGATACTCCAATGAGACTAGCTGACAGTGCTACAGAAATTCAGGCTTGGGCAACTAATGCTGCTGGTGCAACAACTACCGGAGAAGAAGGACTAGTAACTCGTAGCACTTATATGGGTCTGTTCTATCCTTCAGGTCTAGCAAACGATCTAAGCGGTAATCTCGTAGCAGTTCCTGCATCTCACATGATGATCAGAACAATTCTACGCAACGATACTATTGCTTTCCCTTGGTTAGCTCCTGCAGGTACTCGTCGCGGTATTATTGACAACGCAACTGCTATCGGTTACATCGATTCAACAACCGGTGAGTTTGTTCCTATCAAGACACGAGTTGGTATCCGCGATGTGCTTTATACCAATCAGATCAATCCACTTGTATTCTTTACAGGTAACGGATTGCTCAACTACGGTAACAAATCAAGCTTTAATTCACAATCAGCACTTGATAGAATTAATGTTGCAAGACTTGTTGCGTATCTCCGTCGTCAGTTGACTCTTTCTGCTCGTCCGTTCGTATTCGAACCAAACGATGCAATCACAAGACAACAGATTTCGGGTGTTGTAGAAACACTTCTTGTGGATCTAGTTGCTAAGAGAGGCGTATACGACTATCTAGTAGTATGCGATGAATCTAACAACACTCCTGCAAGAATTGATCGAAATGAACTATGGATTGATGTTGCAATTGAACCTGTTAAGGCAATTGAATTCATCTACATTCCGGTTCGTATCTTTAATACTGGCGAACTATCTGCTCAGGGTATCTCTAATCAAGCAACCTCAGGCGCCGCAGCTACGTCAATTTTAGGATAATGTGAAATGAAGTGAGTAGCTCGGTTGGGCTACTCACTTCACAAAGATAAATACTTATAACAGGAGAATACAAAATGGCAACAGCCTCACAATCATTGTTCAACATGACCGTAGCATCTGATAACGCAGGCGGCAACCAAGGTCTGTTGATGCCTAAACTACAATTCCGCTTTAGAGTCAATTTCTTGAACTTTGGGGTTGATTCCACAGGTGGTCTTAGCTTAACAAAACAAGTCATCGATTGCTCAAGACCAAACCTTTCATTCGCTGAAATTCCACTTCAGGTATATAACTCAACACTCAAGATTGCTGGTAAGCACACTTGGGCAGATATGTCTGTAAACATTCGTGACGATGCTTCAGGTACCGTTTCGAAAGCAGTTGGACAGCAGCTACAGAAGCAACTTGATTTCGTTGAGCAGGCATCTGCTGCAACTGGTCAAGACTACAAGTTCCAAACAAACATTGAAATTCTAGACGGTGGTAACGGCACTCTTGCTCCTACTGTTCTTGAAACTTGGGAACTATATGGTTGCTTCTTGAAGTCAGCTAACTATAACACATTGAATTATGGTACATCTGAAGCTGTAACAGTTGGCTTGACAATTGCTTATGACAACGCAATTCAGTCACCGCTCACATCTGGTGTTGGTGCAAGTGTTGGTCGTGCGTTTGCTGGCTCAACAGGTATTGCAACAGGTATCGGTGCGCAGGGCGGACAATAATCCTAAGGATTTTTAATGTCGCTAGGTAACTGGGCACAGAATTTCTTAAAAGACGCTGCCGGAGCCTTCTTCGGCAGCGACTACCTTAGAGACTACACCCACGCTTCCAAAACCTTTAGAACAAACAGTTACCAAAACGCACCTAAACTAAAGTTTCTTTTCCATACATATTTTGAAACTAACGCAGAAGCTTTCCCCAATAATTTCAACTACGGGTTGTTAGTTAAAGATATCAAACTTCCCTCTTTTAGTTTTACTACTCATCAAATGAATCAGTACAACAGAAAGCGTATTACTCAATCCAAAATAAAATACGAAGCAGTTGATATTACTTTTCACGATGATAACAATGACTCCGTAAATTATCTTTGGAATAACTATTATCAATATTACTATAATGATGGTAGCAAGCCCCAAAATATTTTACAAGGATTCAGAGGAACAACTCTAGGTGAATCATTAAATTATGATGTCCCGCCGTCGCAGCAATATAATGATAGAAACATATATGAAAACTCTATAAGTGGAGATAGCGATTGGGGATTTAATGGCGGTCAAACTGATTCAGCTACCGGAAAGAAAGTTCCATTCTTCAAGAATATCACTGTATTCGGATTCAATCAACATAACTTCACTGCATATACATTCGTTAATCCAGTAATCACTAACTTTAACCATGACACATATAACTATGAAGATGGTAACGGAATCATGCAAAATAAAATGACTATCGACTATGAAACTGTAGTTTACAACTATGGTGCTATGGACGGAAGAAAACCGGGCGAGATAGTTACTGGGTTCGGGGATGTTGCTAACTATGACAGAAATACTAGTCCGATTGCTCAAGATGGCGCAAATGGAACTATTTTGGGACAAGGTGGCCTTAAGGATGCAGTTGGCGGTACTTTAAGATCATTGGGAGATGGAGACATACTAAGTGCAGTTAAAACTGCGGGTACTACATTTAATACATTTAAGAACTTAAATCTAAAGAATGTAGCAAAAGCAGAACTAAATGCAATGCTTAGAAATTCAATTCAAAATACGCCTAATACGAGAAATTCACTGTTTAATTTCCCTAAAGCTGGGGCAAGCCCTGGTCCAATCGGTACTGCTGCCTTCCCTACAATCGGCGCACGATTAAGCCCGCCGGTGATTTCAGATATAGGTACAGCCGGAAATCAATACAATGGTGCTGATAAAGCAGGTGATACTCCTAAAGGACAACCAGGTGGAGGTAATCTACCTATCTCAGACTTTTATTTGGACGCCCTTGAACGAAGTGGTGTCGTAGCAGATACAGCAGGCGATTCCGATCCGTTCTTTGATGAACCGTTCTTTGATGATGCTGCATTTGACGCTGAACTTGATGCTGCACTTAGTGACATAGATGATCCGTTCGTAACAGACTACAAAATTAAGAAAGGTGACAATCTCACTAAGATTGCAAAGGCAAAT